CCGGTCAAGGCCGCTGAGCCGAGGCTGAACAGCCCGCTAAGCCCGGAATTGTACTGCGCCTGCTGGGCGGCGTACTGCGCCTGCTGCTGCTGCGCTTGCAGGCTGTAGGCCCCGAGGACATCGGTGGGCGCGACGGCGGTCTGAGCCGGCGTGCTGGATGGCGCCTGAACCTGGCTGTTCGACTCCAGCGCCGTGAACTCGTTGATCGGCAGTTGCTGGGCCGTGACCTGGTTTTGAAAGCTCTGGTTGGCCGCCTGGTTGGCAGCCGCCATCGCCGCGGCGTTCTCGCTGTTGGTCTGGGCTTGAGCGGTGTTCTGGAAACCCGCCTGGGCCTGGTTTTGGGTGTTCGCCTGCGACTGCGCCGCGTTGGCGAACTGGCCCTGCGTCGCCTGCTGGCCGAACAAGGTGTTCTGCTCGGCGTTCCCGGCCGCAACGGCGTTGTCGGCCGCCTGGTCGTACTGGACCGCCTGACCGTTGTTGAACTGGGTCATCTCGTTGCCGTAGGCGGCGTCGTTCGGGTTCAGGCCCTGGGCGACCAGTTGGGCCTGGTTGCTCTCCTGGGCCTGCTGCATCTGCGGCTGCATAAGCTGCATCTGCTGGGCGAAGTTGGCCTGCTCGGCGCTCTGGACGCTCTGGTTGACGTCCTGCGTCCCGATCTGTCCTTGGATCGCGCCTCCGGTCCCATAGCCCGTGGCGACCGGGCCGCCGGCGCTATAGCTGCCCTGCAGCCCCGGCGCGTTGACGGGCGTGGCAAGGGCGCTGGCGACGTTGCCCAGGTCGCCGGTGGCGAGGTTCAGCGCCCCGGCCTGGTTGGCGGTGCTGGCGTTGAAGATCGCCTGCTCCTGCGGGCTGAGCGTGGTGGTTTCGGTGAACGCCGTGTCTGGGCCGCCGGGCTGGGTGTAGGCCACCGAGCCGTAGGGCGTGGACTGGTTGGTGTTGTTCAGCGCCGCCTGGGCTTGGGCCGTGGCGAGGTTCGATGTGGTCTGAGCGCCCGCGACCGCGGTAGGATCGACTGGCGTTGGCGGCGTCGGCGCTGGCTTCCCCAAGGGGTTCCCCTTCATCGCAGGGGACCGCCGCACACTGGACGCCTTAGGCGTTGAGGCTGACCGTCCTAGGCTCGCACTGTAAAGCCGGCTCAGGCTCGCCAAGGGATCGCCTTGTGGCCATCCACTTCGAGGCGCGCCACTCTCGGGCGAGCAGCCCGGAGACGATCATGTCATCGTTGCCGAATCCCCGACGCACGACGCCCTCGCGCTTGAAACCGAAGCCGTCGAGGAACTTGCGGGCCTGGGCGTTCTTCTTCGGGGTCAGGGCGGTGATCCGCTGACACTGGAGCTGGTCGAACGGATAGGCCAGGATTTGCCGGAGCAGGTTGCGGGTCAGCCAGCGCGACGTGCTCGACGCGAAGCTGACCTCGATGTTGCGGAACCCGGCCTGCCAGTTGTGAAACACGATGCCCCCCAGGAGCCGGCCATCCTCGCCGATCACGCCGACCGCCTGGCAGGCGCCGAAGTCATGGCCGCCCGACATCTGCGGGATTTGGCTGGCGACCCAGGCCGCCACGTCGCTTGGCCTGTCCCAGATCAGCCTCATTGCAGCGGCTTTCCGTCTGGCCCGAGCAGCGCGCGGCGAGGGGTCGCCACTGCCTTTTTCTTCGGGATCTGCACGATGGCGTAGCCGGCGACCGTCAGCCAAGCGTCGTGGGCCGCCATCGCCGCGAGCGCGATCAGGCGGAAGTCGTCCTGCTCCTCGTCGGTGAGGTCGCTCCACAGCTCCGGGTCGTCGCCTATCGAGGCCCGGTGGACCGCCTGGGCGACGTGATCGGCCATGTTGCGAATGTCGTTCTGGTTCATAGGGGACCACCTGGCTGCCACATCACATCGAAGCTGATCAGCTGGCATGGCACGTCGTAGGGCAGGCCAGATTGGACGGCGAGGCTGTCGGTCGAGTCCACGCCCAGGACGTCGATCAGCCCGCTATCCACGGCTAGATCGGCTTGGGTGGGGTCGCTCCTCAACGAGACGACCATGTGCGGCGCGCCCATGTAGCCGACGCCCGAGACGCCGGTCCAATCGTAGCGGATCTCGCTGACCACCGATCCGGCATCCACCACGCTCGGCATGGCCGCCGGCGGCGTCTGGTCGAAGTCGGTATTGATGTCGATGGCCGGCTGGACAAGCCCGGAGGTCCTGAGCAGCGGCCGGGCCATGGTGAACTGCTTGGTCGTCACCGCGCCATAGCTGGAGAAGGCCCCCAGGACCTCGGCGGTGATCGTCTGACCGTTGTCGCTGGCGCCGACGTCCCATTGATAGACGCCCGCGGTCGATCCGAAATAGACCGCGTCGTTCGCCACCTCCCAGCAGAAGGCGTTCAGGCCGAGGAACCTGCACCAAGCCCCGGTCGAGAGGTTGATGACGTACTGCTCCGAGGTCCCCAAGGTGGTGATCGGAATGTTGAAGATGCCGAGCGATCCGCCGTCAGCGTCGGGGTCGTTCGAGGTGGTGTCGCCGGCGTAGAGCAGGCCCTGCCAGCCGTAGTTATCCTTGTAGGCCCGCACCGCGCCGGAGAAGGCGTCCTTGATCATCGCGGTCAGGGCGACGGTGTTGTCCTGGGTCCGGTCGAGCTTCAGCGCCTGGCTGAGCGGGATGATGCCATCGGTGGTGATGATGACCAGGTCCGCGCCGTAGCGGATCAGGGCTTTCGGTCCAACGGGCTTGCCGAAGTCATAGACGCCGGTCAGCGTCCAGTCGGCGGCGTTCGACGGGTCGATGCCGGAAAAGAGCGCGATCTGGCCTTGGTCGGTCATGAACACGGCGTACTCGTCCGCCGTCACGCCGAACTGCCACGACCATGTGGCGATGCCGACCAGCCTACCGCCCTTCGAGAACACCGAGCCCAGGTCGAGCAGCTGCATGACGCCACCGACCGCCGCGGCCGCGGGGAACCACACATGCAGGGTGTCGATCTCGCCGAACAGCAGCCGCCCCTGGTGGGGCGCGACGCAGAATAGCTTCGTCGGGTCGAGCGTGATCGCGCCGGAAGAGCCGCTGATTGGCGGCAGGGTCGCCCAGGCCCCGGCGTTGTAGCCGATCGGCGTATCGACGCCATTGACCGCGATCAGCCAAGTCCCAGCCGGATTGGAGAACGAAGTGGTGTTCCAGCGGTTCGAGGCCGCGCCGCTATAGACCGGAGCCCCGAGCGGCGCGCCCACGGTCGTCACGTCGTAGAGGTTGCCCGACGAGGCCGCGAACAGGTTGTCGCCTGTGGGACCGCCGCGATAGGCCATCAGGCTCTCGACGGGGCCGGGCATGCCGGTCTGCTGCTGGACAAAGCCGCGCCGCACCTCGACATAGCCGGAGCGAGGTATCCAGTTGTCGAGGATCACGGCGTTCTGTGGAGGCATCGCGGCCAGCGGGCTTTGCGCATCCCAGCCGCCGATCGGGGCCGGGATGGTCCGCGCCATCGAGACCTGCTTTTTCTGCGGGTTCGGCCTTAGCGCCCTTCTGACCATGCCCGCATGATGGGGCTTCGGTCAGGCGTCCAAGGGAAAGGCTTGGCGCTATAATCCGAAGTTGCCGTCAGGCAGGTTGACGCGGTTGAGGTCCACCGGCTGCGGCGCGAGGCTCAGCATGGACGAGCCCCCGTCCCGCGCCATGGCCTGTTCGACCTCGATGCCATAGGTCTGCATGTCCTCGGCGTAGTCGAGCCCCTTGGCCTTCAGGAAGCGCCAGCGGAGGCCCAGGATTTGCAGCTCCTCGTCCAGCACCGAAACGTCGGTGTCGGCCAGGAAGCTCGACTGCGCCACGCCAAGGTTGCTCGCGGCCCAGTTCTTCGAGACGTACTCGTAATAGCACTCCTGGCCCGCTGGAGGACTGGGCGCGGTAAGGAACCGCCCTCCCCGCTCGCGGAAGGCTAGATAGACCGTCGAATAGACCGGCTGGGCCTGTATCCACTGCCATTGCCTGGGCGTGATAGGCCCGGTCATCGGCCGGCGGGTGGTGCGGTTGAAGAAGCTGTTCGGCACGAAGCGATCGAAGTCGGCCGGAATGGCGGCGATCTGCTCCGGCCCATTGGTCGAGGCGAAGTTCTGCTCCTCGGTCAGGGCCTGCCATTCGTGCGCCCGGGCAAGCGATAGCCCCTGCTCGTTGGCGAGGGCGTAGAGCTGCTGCACCTGCCGGTCGGTCGATCCGACCACCACCGTTGGCGTCGGCAGCGAGAGCCTGCCCGTGACGGCCTGGATGATGGTCAGCAGGCTCATGACCGTTCGAACTGCTCGCGGGTCTTGTCGCGCCTGGCCGCGAAGGGCTTAGGCTCAGGCGGCGGGATGACGGGCGGGTTCTTCACCGTGATCATCGGCTTGCCGGGGCTGCTGGTGTCGTCGCCCATGGCGGCGAACGCCTCGGGGTGGGCCTCGGCGTCGGCGTCCGTGGCCTCCCTGGGTCCGTCGCGGGTCGAGCCGTCGATCTGGTTGCAGAACATCAGCGTCTCGCCCTCCTGCCAGAAGCGGGGGCCTCGCAGGCTGATGCGTCGTTCAAGCGCGGGCATCGGCCTGCTCCCTGACATTGGCCCGCGCGTTGGCGTCGGCCAAGTCGCGCTTCAGGCGTTCGATCTCGTCTTGCTGGCGAAGGGTCTGGGCTACCAGGCGCTCCAGCGGAGCCGTGCCGGTCCTGGCGACCTCCAGGAACTTGATGGCCGTCTCGCGCAGTTGGCGGGCGCCCATGCCGAGGTTCTGCAGCTGGGCGTCGTTGACCTCGGCCAGCTGCTCGACGGTCTTGATATGGAAATAGGCCAACTCCTCGGCCTTGGCCGCGGTCATCATCGAGTTGGGCCATTCGGTCAGCGGCGTGCCGAGCAGCGGCGCTTCCTTGCCGGACTTGAAGGCTTCATACTCCTTCGGCCAGCGGGCGATCTGCTCAGGTCCGGCCGGCTCGACCGCGACCGAGCCGCGGTTGCCTGGAATGAAGACGCGGACGAACTCGCGCATCTCGTAGATCGGATGACCCTCCTGCTCGGAGCGGAAGGTCAGGTGCACCTTGTCCTCGAAGAACACGGGGACCAGCGGCGACTTGGGCGCGTTCGGATCCTTGAAGTCTGTCTCGCTCATCGGTCCTCGCTATCGAAGGCAAGGGGGCGACTTTAAGTCGCCCCCTCCCTCAGGGTTAGTTCTGCTTGACGAAGGTCGGCCAGAACACGTTCGCCGTGACGTGCGAGGTCACGGTGAAGGTGGTTCCGTTGGCCGTGCCGGTGCAGTTCTGGATGGTCGCATACGAGCCGGCGGTGTTCGTGCCGATGGTGATGCGCCAGCCGCTGCCCTGCCGGTCAATGGCCGCGATGATCGCGTTCGACGGCAGGTTGGTCCCGGTGATGACCTGGCCCAGCTGGATATCGTCCAGCGGGTTGGCCGCGCCGCCTGACACCGACACCACGTTGGTGATGTAGGGCGAGCCGTTGACCGTGTTGCCGGTGAACGTGATGCTCGAGGAGGCGTTGTAGGCGGTGAACGGCAAGGCGTTCTTCTGCGAGGCCGTGGGCGACGTCGGGAACTTGAACTGCCCCGCCGTGCCGGTGGTCTCCGCCGAGCCGGTGGCCGCCGAGGACCCCGCCGCCTGCACCGAGCAGTGACCCGCCCGCTGCAGCCAGATGTAATAGGTCCCGGCTGCGGTGAGCGGCGACCAGACATTCAGAACGCCGACTTCAGCGTTCAGGATGTTGGAGGCGTTGGTCCCGCTCATCAGCGTCGCGGTGAAGTCCTTGTCCCAGAAATAGCCTTGGCCTGGGAGCAAGTCGGTGTTCGCCGAGGCGATGACCAGCTTGCAGTAGATGAACTCCGACCCGCCGTCGCCGTTGACCGTCATGCCCGGTTTCCAGTTGGGAAGCGGGACGCCCTGGTTGGACACGCCGGCCGCGGTCGCCGGGCCATAGAGCAGGCACGGGTTGGCGCCCGGGTCGGACCAGATGCCAGAGCCGGTGTCGATGCCCTTGCCGAAGTCCCCCTGCCAGCAGAGGTTCATCACCAGCTGATCGAGAAACGGGTCGGCTCCGGTCAGTTCGATGCCCGAGAAGCGGGCGGCCTCGGAGAGGTAACGAAGCTTTTTCATGATGCCCTCCTTAGGCGATCAGCACGCCCTGCAGCTCAGCGTTGGACAGGGTCACGTTGCCCGCCCAGACGATCAGCCGCACGGAGGCGTCTTGGTTGATGGAAGAGACCGTTTCCAGCGGAACCATGTTCCGCTTCGAGGACGGCCGGTATTTGATGTAGTCGGTGTTCAGGAAGTACATGTGATTGGCGGGGCAAGCCGCGCCGATCGCACCGTCCGCCACCACGTCGGCGCCCATGTATTTGAGGCGCTGATAGCCGGCTTCGCCTTCGTCTTCCTTGGTGATGCGCTGAATCGACTGCAGCGAAGACCAGTAGAAGTTGAAGTAGGCGTTGTCGGCGATGATCAGGTCGATGACGTCGTTCTGGCGCTTGGTGTTGAGCCAGAGCTGGTTCATGTAGCCCTGGATATTCAGCGCCGAGGCCGCGCCGCCGCCGTTGGTCACGGCGGAGAACGACTGGTTGCGCCAGAACTGCCATTGCGCCCGGTCGATGCCGCCGACCACGCCCGTAGTGGGAGCGTCCGCGACGAGCAGTTGAAGGCCGCCGATCTGCAGGCCGCCGTCCGCCGTACCGTTGGAATACATGTCGTAGGACATGTTGTTGGCGAGGGTCTTCTCGGCGTTCTTGATCCGCGCCGAGAGCAGGTCGATGAGCTGTTCCTCGCCGGTGTTCTGGACGTCGATCTCCAGGCCGTTCCAAGTCACCGCGACGGCGATCTGCTTCCAGTCGAACTCGGCCGCGGTGAACACGTCCGAGGGCTGGATGTTGAGGACCTGATAGCCGGCGTAGCGCTGGTAGGTCCCGTTCTGGGCGTACTCCAGCTCTTGCACGATGGTGCGACCGCCGGAGACGGTTTCGATGGAGCCCTTCTTCTTCATGCGCGCGAGAAGGGCGTTGTTGTTGGTCACGTTGTCCGCCAGCTTTCCACTACGCTTGCGCAGCGTGGTGGTGACGATTTCGTTCAGGTTGGGCGAAGCCATCGCCTGGGTTCCTTAGATGTCAGCCGGCGAGTTCTCGGATGGTGTCTCGGAGATCGTCGGCCACGGTTGCGGTGGGGCTGTTCACCCTCGCCGGCGACGAGCCGGGGGTGGGCGAGCCGGTGATTGACCCTGACGCATGACGCGCGGCGTTCGACCTGGCGGTGGCGGCGGCCCTCCGCTCCGTCTCCCGTTGCTCCTCCTGCTGCCGAAGCATCAGGGGGCGGGTCTCTGGATTGGCCCAAACCGCTCTGTCGTAAGCTTCCTGAATGGTCTTGGCCTGACCTGAATTGACCAGATCGGCCATATCTTTCCGCACGTTCTCGAAGTAGAGATTCTTCGGGTCGGCACTAAAAGCTTGGACCATTTGGGAAGCTTGGTCTTGGGCGGCTCGGTCGGCGGACTGCTGTTGCTGGTTGTGAGCGCTTTTCAGGGATTGAACTTCGTTCATCAGCTGTTGGACCACCGGCGGCATGGGCGCTTGTTGCGCTTGCGCTGGGGCTCCTTGAGCCAGACTGGCGAGGTTCACGCCGTACTGCTTGGCCAGGTAGCGAAGACCGCTGGGGGCGTCGCGATCCAAGAGGTCCTGGGCGGCGAAGAGCGCCTGGACCGCTTGAAATTCATCGAGGCCCGCGAGCTGAAAGCGTTCGCGACGAGGAGCCAGGAGCGAGTCCAGGCGGTTGAACCTTTCGTCCTTCTGTTGCCGCTGGGCCAGGCCGTCCGTTACGTCCTTCTCTCGCCGCATCACTTCCTGTTGGATGTGCGGGGGGAGAGAGGCGAAGTCGGCCTTGGCTGCGGCGCTCCAGGCGGCCGGCGGGGCGATGGCCTCTTTGGGAGGTTCGATTCCGCTGGCCTGAGGCGAAACAGGCTCTGCTTTGCTTTGCCCCTGTTCGGGGGCCTTGGCAAACTTTCCGTCAGGGGCGCGCACACGGCCGTCAGCGCCGGGCTCAGCCGCCTTGGCGGGCTCGGATGGGATAGCGGGTGCGGCGGGGACAATGCCCGCCTGAGCGTCGCCGTCAGCGGCGAACGCATCGCGCAGGTCATCGCCGATGGAGACTTCTGGTTCAGGCTGTTCGGCTTCGAAATCGTCAGCCATTGCTTAGCTCCTGAATAGTCCGCTTGATGTCGGCTTCGATGTTGCCGGGGATGACACTGTCGATCGTCGGGGCCTTGCCGAAGCCGGCCCGGTCGTCGCCGACGATCTCGCATCCGGCGCGACGGACGCTGTCGTAATAGGCTGAGCGGCCGTCATACATCTGGCCGTCCGCCATCGACTGGATCGCGTCCATGCCATCGGCGCGGATCGACGGGCATGGAAGATCCGAACGCGCGACGTAGGCCGTTCCCCAATGGGCGACGCAGGCCAAGGGCCAAGGCTGCTCCAGCGGGTGCAGGTCGTGACAGACGCGGCAATAGCGAAGCTGGGTCATCAGCTGGTCGCTCCGTCCATGGCCGCGATCATGCCGTTCATCTCGGCGAGCGCGATGGCCAGGAGGCGTTGCTGTCCGGCCTGCCAAGCACTGAGCAGCGCCTGGGCGCGCGTGGCGCGGGCCGCCCCGCCTACGGCTCCGGGGAGGGTACCCAGGGCGGCGGTGACGTCGTCGGCCGTGCTGTTGGCGTTGGCCAGGACCTGTTGAGCGGCCTGCAGGGCGGTGAGGTCGCTGGCGACCAGGGCCGCGCCGGCGGTGGTGACGGCTTGGGCCAGCTGCTGAGAAGGAGCCAGCTGCGCCGATTGGGCCTGAACGGGGGCGACGTCGGTCATGGCGACTTCCACGACCAGACGTTGGCCCCGAAGAGCACGCTATTCGCCCAGCTTGGCGCGTATGTTGAGCCCGCCGTCGAAAACACCGCCTGGCAGGCCGGGAAGATGTCGGGGCCGCCCGTCTGTTGGGTTTCGGAGGTAAAGCCCACCGCCTCGGTCCACGTCCCCGGATTGGTGCCCAGGAAGAAGGTTGCGCCGCAAACAAGCTCGACGGGCTGGGCGAGCGCCCCGGTTGGCACCGACGTCGAGGAGGCCGTGCCCGTCGTTTGCGCGCCGGTCACATCAGCGCCGCCGTTGAGGCTCTTGGCGTCAATGGCGACCAGGGAGCCGTGGGTCGATGACCCAAGCGTCAGCGTGATCGTCGAGCCTGCCGGAAGGTCGGAGGCCGTGTTGACGACGTAGGCAGCCCCCCCGTTAGCTGACGACAAGACCGTGAATTTCTTCAGGGTGAACGTGTCGCCGTTGGAGTCCGTCATCCAGGTCGTAGCGAAGGCGTTCGGTTCGGAGGCGGCAAAGACGATGATCGTCGAGTGCGCCGGCGCGTCGGCGATCGTTGTCAGCACCGCCGTCGTTGCGATGCCGCTGGTGGTGGCGGTCCCGAGCTGCGTGATGAGCGGGCCGGAGCTGTAGACCGTCCAGGCGCTGGGAACCGCGCCGGCGGGCGAGGCCAGCAGGAGCGCGGCGCATAGGAAGGCGAGGAAGCGGCGCATCAGTTGACGCCAACCCCGACGATGATCCAGCGGGTCGTGTTGACCTTGGTCAGCGTCGCCTCGCCGCATGGGACCAGGGTGCGAGAACCTGTCGTGCCGGCGGTGAAAAACACCAGCGTGTCGGTGGTGATCGCGATGGTCATGACGCCGGCCGAGCAGTCGTTGACCACGTCGATCTTGGTCCCGACCTGAAAGGCCACCGACGAATTGGCCGGCAGCGTCAGCGTGTGCGTGCCGGCGGTGTTGCAATAGAGCTGCTTGCCGCCGTCCGAGAGCACGGGGACATAGGAGCATTGGCCGTTCTGCGTCGGGCCGACGAAGCGGCTATCGTTGCCGGCGGCCAGTGTGCCGGACGTCTGGCCGGAGAGCGCCGTCGAGACCGCGCTGACGCTGAAGTTCGACCCGTCGGCATAGCCCAGCGTCTCGCGGGTCGGGCCTGAGGTCTTGGTGACGTACTCGTTCGAGCCATCCCATTCGACCGCACCAGCCGCTGGAGCCGTGAGCAGCGAGCCGGACTGGAACAGGAAGGGCGCAACGGTCGTTGAGCCGGCGACCCAGGACTGCGCACCGCTCCAGGTGTTGACGCCACTGAGCAGCGGGACGGTCCCGCCCGACGTTCCGGTGTTCGCAAGGGCTGCTGTTCCCAGGCCCAGGTTGGTCCTGGCCGATGACGGGGACTGCAGGTCGTTCAGGTTGTTGTTGATCTGCAGATAGACCCCGCCAACCGCCGCCACCATCAGGGTCTTGAGCACGGTCCACTGGATCGACTTCAGCGGGCCGCCGGTCGGGTAGATGACCATCAGGTCGGTGTTGTTCGCCGTGATCGCCTGGGTCAGCTGATCCGGCGTCAGATTGGCGGCCTGAGCGATCGGCGCCCAAGCGAGCGCCAGCGCCAGGATGGGGGCGAGAATCCGGCGCATCAGAAGGTGTAGCCTTCAGCGGAAACCGCGGCCGTGGTGTTGCCGGTTCCGAACGACGGGCAGGACACGGCGACGGCTTGGTTCTGGCCGTTGGAGATCAGCGGCAGGCTCAGCGGCGGATTGACCGGGCCGACCTGGCTGGTCGCGGTCCCGGGAATAGCCACGTCGATGGTGATGGTTCCACCCTGCAGGCCGGTGATGGTGCAGGCCACGACCGCGGCGGACGATGCGCCCCCGCCGGTGATCTGGAAGCCGACCAGGTAGGTGTTGTGGCCAACCGCGGCGGCGAGGGTCGCGGTATTGACCGAGGCGGCCGCCGTGGCCTGGGCAGTCTCCTGAACCGCGCCGGCGGGCAACGCGGGGAAGACGGCGGACGGGTCGGCCATGGCAGGGCTGCCAAGAGCCAGGAACGCGGCGAGGAGGAGGAAGAAGCGCTTCATTGGCCTTGAGCCCCTGGTGCTGGTGGAATGAGGTGTTGTTGCCTGATGTCGTGGCCGTACATTTTCTCGACGCTGGACATCTGGGCCTTGAGCAGATCGGCCTTGATGTCGGCGCCATGCATCCCGACCTCGGCTTGGGTGTCGTTGGCGGCGCGCTGGTCCTCGACGTGGATTTGCTGGGTTCCAAGCTGCGCCTCGGCCTTGGCGCGGAAGGCTTCGGTCTGAGCGTCTTGCAGATCGGCGTGGGCCTTCAGCGTGTTGGCCTGAGCGTTCGTCTGGTCGGCCTGGGCCTTCATCATCGCGGCTGGATCGTGCGGCTGGGGCTGGCCCTGAGCCGCCGAGGCGCGGGCCTGCAGCGCATCCAGAGCCTGCTCGATGACGTCCTCCATCTCGCGGCCGACGCGGAATCCCCTGACCAGGAACTTCAGCCCCTCGACCATTACCGGGAGCATTTCGGGGGCCAGTTGGATGATCGGCCCGGTCTTCTCCAGGTACGTTGCCACCGCTTCCACGAACTCGACGCGGGACTGTTTTTCCTCGGCGTCGTTCGGCTCGATGGTGGAATCGGTTTCGATCTCGATGCGGAAGGTCCGCATGGCGTTGTCGCGCAGCATCGCCTCGACCTCGGCCCAGGTCGGGTCGCCCAGCATGCGCACCGTCTGCGGGGGCGGCTGGAACGGCTTAGGGGCCGGCTGTGGGGCCGGCGCGCCCATCCCTGGCTGCGGGGGCTGCTGGGCCATCTGCGCCTGATGCTGAGCGGCCTGAGCCTGCATCTGTAGTTCCTGCTGAACCTGCTGCTTTTCCTCTGGGTTCTGGAACAGCTTGACGCCGGTCATCTTCGCCAGCGTGTCGGGGCTGAACTTGGTGGCGATCACCTCGCCCATGATCCGCAGCAGATCGCGGACAAAGCGGGCCAGCTCCTTCTGCTTGTCGCGGACCCGGCTCGAGCCCCAAGTCGCCTTGATCTTCTGGGCGGCGGCGGTTTCGTCCGGGTCGGTGTCGCCACGCATGATGTCGGCGATGCCGGTGATCTGGAACACGTCCTGCAGCATCTGCTGGCGCGTCTCGATGCAGCCCTTCAGCACCTCGGCGACCATATCCACCGGGAACCACTCGATCAGGCCCTTGACGCCCCCGGCATCGGCAAACGCCGCCCAGCTATCCAGGGGAATGAGGGTTCCGCTCTCCGACGCCAGCAGGTCGGTCATCTTCTGACCGTCCTTGGCCGCGTAGAAGCCTCTGACCTTCAGCGCATCGGTCAGCAGCCCGATCCGGCGGGTCAGTTCATCAATCTCGCGCGCCTGGCTCTCGTAGTAGACGTAATCCGGCGTGGGGATGATGCTGTCCGGCCCCGTCGAGCCCAGCAGCGGCCGGGGACATGGGAAGAAGTCCTTCAGTTCCAGCGGGTCGTCGCGCTTGTCGAGGCAGCATTCGGTGTAGGCCTTGCAGACCCAGAACACTTTCTGGCTGGTCTTGTCCCAGATCTCATAGACCGCGGCCTTGGCGAACTGGGTGTCCTTGTCCTTGTCGCCGGTCTCCGAATTGGCCTTCCAGTCGAGCGGGCATTCCTTGCCCTTCTCCTCGCCGAAGCGGTCCTTCAGCTCATCCCTGGTCAGGAACGAACGGCGGGCGACCCAGCGGACCTCAGCCCAGGTCCTAGCCGGGTTGGTGAAGAAGTCCTCCCAGTGGACGTGGTCGGGGATGCACTCCTCCCAGATGACCTCGTCATAGTCGTCGGTCTGCTCGCCGATCTCACCGTCTGGTGGTTCCGCGGGCTTGCCCTTGACCTTGGCCATGTGGGGGACGTAGCGGACCCAGGCCTGACCCCTCCCGACCAGCAGAAAGTCGTCGCGGAGGTTGACCATCGCGTCGGCGAAGTCGCAGGCGTCGAGCTGGAAGTTCAGGCCCCGCTCTATGACCTCCGAAGCCGTCCTGGCGGTCTGGTCGGCATCCTTCCAGCGGCGGGAGACGACGGCGGTCGGGGTCCTGGCATAGACCGCCGGCGCCAGGGTCTGGGTGTTGGCCCAGAGCAGTTCGAAGCTGCGTCGCTTGGTGTCCTCACCACCGGACTGGCGGCTGCCCTTGTAGCGCTTGACGATGTTGCGGCAGCGATCGACCCAGGGCCGCTGGTCCTTCTCGGACAGGTCAAGTTCGCTGATCCACCGCGAGACGGTCGCGGCGTCATCGGTCCCGAAGTCGGCGGGCTCATCGACCTGAGCGGCTGGGTCCATCCCCGCATGATGCGGTCGCTATGGTCGCGCCAAGGGAAAGGCTTGGATGCTACCAGGCATCCTCGCGCCGGCGGTCGTGCAGCTTGTTGATCTCGTCGAAGGTCATCTCGGCCAGCCCGCGCATTTCCGGCTTCGGCGGCGGTTCCGGGGCCAATTCCCGCCAGGCCATGGCCAGGTAGCGGAACGCATCGGCCGCATGGCTTGTCCAGTCGTGCTTGGGCGCGTCTCGGAAGGCGCGGGTCTTGTCGTCGTAGTCGGCGCGGTACTGGCGCAGCGCCTCCAGCCCGTCCCTGCACTTCGCTGCGTCGAACACCATCCGGCCGAACAGCACCCGAGCGGCGTTGATGCCGTCCATGATCTTGTGGTTGGGGACCAGCCTTGGGTTTCGGCCCTTGGCCACCATGCTCTCTATCCTGGTCCGGTCGTCGCCGGTGAACTCGCGCACCCTGGCGTCATGGGGGACGTAGTCGGCCTCGTAGACGTAGGGCCTGGAGTTCAGCTCCTGAATGTAATGGCTGACCTGCTGGCCGTTGTTCTCGTAGTAGTCGATGACCCTGATCTCGCCGCGGACGGCCTGCCAGAACCAGATGGCGGTCGAGTCCCCAACGCCCAGGTCCCATGCGGTGTAGAGCGGCAGATCAGGCTCATAGGGCACGTCGGTGATGCGCCCTTCCCGCTCGGCCTCGGCAACCTCCTTGCCGAAGTACGCGCCCATGATCGCCGCGTCGAAGCTGCACTCGAACTCCTGCTCGTACTGCTCCGGCGTCATGTCCTTGCGGGCGGCGTCCAACTCGGATTGCTGGATGATCCCGGTCTCTGAGGCCCTGAGCATGAATTGGAACCAGTCGGGATCACCCTCCGCCCTGGCGAACAGGTCGTAGAAAGCGTTCCTGCCCTTTGGCGTACCGATGAACGACGCGCCGCCCTGCCTGTCCGAGAGCAGCGGCCGGATCACACCGCCCCACACCGCTGGGTGCATGTCGGCGTACTCGTCCAGCACCACATCATCGAGGTAGATGCCGCGGAGCCGGTCGGGGTTGTCGGCGCCATAGAGGCGGATGCGACCGCCATTCAGCAGCTCGACGTACAGCTCGCTCTCGTTTGGGGCCTTGGCCAGAAGCGGATCGGCGTAGCGCTTGAGATAGGCCCACGCCACGTCCTTGGCCTGGTTGAACAGCGGCGCGATGTAGGCCGCCCGCGGATTGTCCCTCGGGTTGGTGATCGTGCGCTTGATCAGGTCGTTGATCGTGCCCACGGTCTTGCCGGCCCGCCGGTGGGCCACGCCAATGGCGAAGCGCTGGGTGCGGTTGTGAAACGGCATGAACACCCGGCGCGGCGCGTAGTCGATTACGATGCGTCGGGTTTCCATTCGATCACAAACTTGCCGGTGAAGTCGCCCTTGGCGTTGACGTCAACTGGGATGAGGCGGGCGAATAGCTTGTAGAACTCGGTCTCGTTGTCGCCGGCCCACTTTGCCAAGTGCTTAGGCCCACCAAGCTGATCGAAGGCCATCTGGAAGGCTTCGCGGGCGGCTACGGTGCCTTTGTTCGCCTTTCCGGCCGCGCGCCCCTTCGGATTGCCCGACTGGCCCTTGGCAAACTTGCCCTGCTTCCGGCCTGATGTTTGCAGGCTCAACTCGCCCTCCTCAGTTCCTCGGCCATCCCCCACAATACCGCTCGACATTCGTCCATGCCTTCGTCCGTAAGGCGGTAGCCTTGGCCGGGTTCGAAGTCGATGGCCTCGCTGTTCAGGGCTTGGCGGAGCTTGACCAGGTGGTGGTTGATGACCGTGCTGGCCGTTGATCCGGTGGCCCTGGCGATGTCAGACGCCAGCTGGGGGGCCGGGGCCTTGTTGTACAGCTCCATCAGGACGAAGCTGGATGCGCGCTCAAGACCGAACCAGTGGCTGAACGCGACCCGGCCGCAGGTGTCGATCGGGATGTAGTGATGGCCGGTGAACATTACTCGCAGACCGGAATGCGCGAGCCGGTCGTGTAGGTGCAGTCGCGCGTGTGCGTGGCTGTGATCGTTCCGTTCTTGGTAGGCATGGTGCGGGTGGTCGTCGTGTCCTGACTGATCTTCTGACCGTGCGAACCCACGGTCGTGGTTACGGTCTTCTGCACCGTTGCGGGGCCGCCCATTGCTGGGCCGATCTCATGCGAGCTGGTCGTCGTGAAGGTGTGGTCCGGGCCGCTCGGTGGCGAGGGCATGCTGTGCATCGGAGCGGGACCGCCGGCATGGGCTGCTGTTGCGATGGCGGCGAGAGCGGTGGTGAGGGCTAGGAACTTGCGCATGGGGTTCTCCTGTGTTGCGCGGGGGAATGTCATGGGGTGGGCTTGGCGAGCAGCGCTCGCATAGCCGGCGATATGCCGGTGTCGTCGGTCCTGGCCTGAACAGGCGGCGGGGGAAGGCCTTTGGCGCTACGCTGCGCTGCGGACGCTTTGGTCAGGCTCGCCAGAGTCTCGGCCAGACGATGCCTGAACACCGCCTGCCGCTGCTCGCTCATCGTCTCGCGACGATGATGCTCATCGAACGTGCCGTCTGGCTTGACCAGGCGAATGTTCAGATCCCGCAGGACGCGCAGAGCCGCGCCGTTTCCGGCGATGCGGCTGTAGGCCATGAACGTCTTGGTCCGCAGCGTCGCGCCGCTCAGCTCTGCGCCCGACAGGTAGCTGTCCGCAAACGCGGCATAGGTTTCGCGGGCCATGGTTTCCCAAAGGGCCAGTGGGACGGTCAGCGGTAGCTTGGGCTGGTCGGTCATGCGTGCTGCTCGTGGAGTTCGGCCCTGATGCGGGCCATGCGCTGCTCCCGCTCGGCGGGGTCCTCGGGTATCCCCTGCGGCTGAAACCGCGAGGCGTCGTCGGTCGGAGGCTTCTCAGGCTCATCGAGCCAGCCCTTGGCCCGCAGCCAGGTTGCCGGATAGGCCACGAACTGGCGCTCGACGCCGCGTTTGCGCTCGGCGTAGCTCTCGGCCCCAGCGATCAGCGTTTCGAGATCGGCCTCGGCCAGGGCCTTCGGGAAAGCTTTCTCGGCAGCGCCTCGGCTGAGGTGCAGCGGATAGGCGTCGTACCAACGATCGAAGTCGCTCGGCTTGACGAGACGAATGGTTTTTGAACCATGAGCCCCCGTAGGGGGCGAAGGAGGTCTTTGAGAAGGGGTTAGTTTTTTAGGGGTCTGGGGACCTTTTTCAGGGGAAACGCTTTGTTCCGCAGATTCTGCGGAATTCCGCGGATTCCGCAGACGCTTGCGCTCACGATCACGCTCCCGACGCCGATCTGCGCTCTCGTCGCGCACGATGACGGCTTCACGCTCGGAAAGAGCCGCCGCAACGCGGCCGACGAGCGCGGCTTCTACGCCGGCCGTGATCAACTCTGCGATCAGCGCGCCCACGTCAGCCAAGCGCCTTCTCCTCGCGCGCCCAATGGCGCTTGACGCCATGCAGGACAGTGGAGTGGTCTCGGTTGAGCCAGCGGCCGACCTGGGGCGAGCTGAAGCGGCCCTCCCCCATCGCCAGGGCCATGAACTCCTGGCGGGCTTCGCTGACGGGCTTGAGCCTCGAAGGCCCCCGCAGGTCCGCCACGGTGATTCCGTGGGCCAGGGAGACCGCCTGAGCAATCTGCGCCATGGTCCTGGGCGGCCGCGGCTGGCGACACTCGCCTTTCCATAAGGAGAGGACGGTGTTGGGGGTCATGCTGCACGACCGCGCTTGGCGGCTAGAACGGCTTCGACCGTCGAGAGCAGCGTCTCGAGAGACGTGACGTCCAGCTTCGCCAGCTCGGTATCGGTGTAGGCTTGCCGGTCGGTCAGGATGCGGATGTTGCGAGAGCCGTGGGCGCTAAAGTCGATGTAGCCATCGCGGTGCAGGCCGTGGATAATTGCGTGAACGCGCCCACGGCTGGCCAGCCCAACCGCAAAGGCGATCTCTGAGTAGGACGGAGAAACGTCATCGACAGTGAGCCTGCGGATCGCCGCGAGGACCCTGCTCTGCATGGGCGTCATCGCCCAAGCTCCCCGCGGAGCTTTGCCGTCGTCGCGTCGATCTTCCGCCTGGCGTCCGCGGCCCGCTTCTCAACCCCGCGACGCGCCAGGGCGGACCCAGCTTGCGACGGCGATAGCGCGCTCGGTTTGGAACGGCGAAGATTCAGCAGCAGCCAGGCCGCCACGACGATCAGCGCGGCTGCGAGCGGTAGTGAATAATCACCGTGCATCTTGACGCCCTTCACTTCTCCCACCGGCTCAGGGCGCCGGAGACCCGGTAGTTCAGTCGGTAGTGTTCATCACGCGCATGGCCTCGACGCCGCCGGCTTCATCGACGCCTGCTCGGGCGGAAGCTGGTAGAGTTCGAAGACGTTCTCTGGCGCATCGAGCGAGGGGTGCAGGACGTGCGGAAGGCCGTCGATCACGCAGCCCTTCTCAAGCAGTCGCTCACAGGTCTGCGGGTCAAACGGAGGTCCCGAGCGGTGCGCCCTGCCCCACCGGACACCGACCACGCCGCCGATATCCTCACGCAGCAACCGGCCGCCTTTGCGGAGAAAGGAAAGGAGAAAATCCCGCTCTCTGCGGCGGGCGAGCTGATCGTCGGTCATGCCGGTTTCGCGCTCCAATAGTCCGAGGGTTTGTGGTCGGGGCAGAACCACCGCTGGTTCGCTGTCAGCGGCCAGCCCAGGCCGAAGCAGCCTTCCTTCGGGCATACGAAGCAGGGGAAGGCCGGCGGGGCGTAGGTGGTCTGCTCACGGAAGATCGTCGGGGCGCGGCTCATGACAGCAGCGCCTCAATCGCGTTCAGCGTCGATTTCGCCAGCGCGGTCGCCATGTTACCGGCGCCCCCGAGAAGCCACCCGAACAGAGCGGCGATCATCCAGACCAAGCACAACGGGCAGACGAGAACCCATCTCAGCCAGCGTCCGATCACGCTCCGACGCCTTCCGCTGTTCATCGGCGAGCCTTTCGCGTTCGGTGTGAATCCAGGTGTGGATGCCATGGCCGATGACCAGGGCGCCGACGTGCAGCCAGAGCGGCCAGCCGCCCACGCGGAGCATGTCGTTGATCGTCTTGCGGCTCGCCTGGGCGTAGACCGCGCCGCGCGCCTGTCCTTCGCTCAGATCGAAGTGATTGGCCGTTTCACCAATGGTGTTCTGAGGCCAGCGACCCCGGACGTACTGCGCAAGAGCAGTTTCGATGCCGAAACGATTTTCTGAGTTTCTGCAGGATTTTTCTGAGATTTGCACCAGAGCCTCTGTCAAGTTTCACCTCGACGGAAGCAGTTGGAGACGGAGGTTTGTTGGCGTTCAGTATGACTAAGCGTGGTAGTATCCAGGGCGGCTCGATGCGTAACCTTCGGGCCGTCCAGACGCCCACCAGGGCGGAGTTGATGAAAGCCGCGGCGAGGAATGGCTGGGCAGCCGTTCGCCTCGGAGGACGTGAGGGCCGGTCTTTGGCGAGACTGGCGGTAGTTTTCATTCGGCGAGCCTTGGCTCGTTAGATGGCTAAGGGCTACGCCATGCCTGCGAGGCAAACACAGCGTAGCCCCGCAACACGCCGCGGATTGCGAGAAACGAGGCGCGTATGGGAATTGATGATGGCCCCCGAGGTGCATGGGTCAGGTGACCTCGCCGATGCGCGCGAGGGCGGCGCGGGCGACCAGGGCAGCCTCTCGGCAGGTGTCGCAGCAGGTATTGGCAGCGATGGAGCGAAGGGCGGCCAGCAGATCAGGAGCGGCGGCTATCAGGCCGAGGTTTGCCGCGAGGACCGCCGGCGTGAACCCATGCGAGAAGGGGATCGCGACAGCTCGGCCGGCAGCGTCACGGACGACATCGCCGGGGAGGGTCGCGCTGTCGATCACCCAAGGTCCCGGCGTATGCTCGGCGGCCGGGCCATGCACGGCACCAGTGACCGTCTGATCGTGGTCCCGGGATGCGATATGATCCTTCCCTTCCATCGATCAGCCCCCCACCGTTTCTGGTTGATCGACTTTGGAGTCGGTGGTGATGGTGAGAAGGGCGGCTATCCAGGGACGATCGGGGCGCAGACGAAAGTGGCTCGCCTGATACGCGCCGTCTGGCGCGTCGCTCTTGACCTCCCAGAGGACGAGCACGAACACTTCCTGTACCGTCAGGGCGTCTTTGACTTGATAGGTCGCGCCCACGACGAGGCGCTCAAGCCCACCATAGGGCGACGGGAGGTGTGGTTCGCGGGCCACGCACTCGACGACCGAGCCCGGCCCTATCGCCCCCGCGCTCATCGGGCTCTCCCTGAATGACGAGGGCAACCGATGCAGCACGCCGAAACGCCGGCCGCGAAAATGGCGAGGCCAAGCCCGATCAGCAGCCAAGGGAACCACCCCGGCGCGAAGGCCGCCGCATATGCCAGCGCCCAGACCAACAGGCTGCACGCCACTATGCTGACGCGGAAGACGCCCTCGGCGGTAAGGCGGCGTTGCCGGGCCTTGGCGAGGATGCGGAGAGAGGCCTGAGCCATCAGGCGGCCACGCCCTGGCCAAGACCCTCACGCATGATCGCGGTCTCTTCCTGGCTGGCGCCGCGGAACACGCCGAACCGAAGGCCGGTCTCGCGGAAGATTCGGAGAGCCATTGTCGGCGAGGGCGTCCGCTTGTTGCGGGCGATCTGGCTGGCGTATGGCGCGCTAATGCCGATGTCGCGAAGGGCCGTAACGATGACCTCGACCTCGGGGGCTGCTTTTCTCATGCCCCATTCCTTGCACAGGGCAATGTTTTTGTGAAGCCCTTTCTTATCGCATGGCGTGAAGACGCCGCCGGTGGCCTACCGCACCCTGCAAAGATGGGACGTACAGCGCAGGGCGGCGGCGACAATCACCTGAAGGCCTGGCGCGAAATACGCGACCTGACCCAGGAACAGCTCGCCGAAAAGGTCGGAACCACGGGGGCTGTGATCAGCCTACTTGAGAGCGGCAAGCGTCCGCTTTCCGAGAAATGGCTACGTAAATTCGCCACAGCGCTTGATACTACGGTCGGATTCATCATGGATCACGACCCGAACGATATCGACGCGATGTTCGTTGACGCAGCCCTGGCCGTCCCGAAAGACAAGCGCGAACAGGTCCTTGTGATCCTGCGTTCGTTCAAGGGCGGCTAACGACGGCCCTCCGCCCCTAATCAGCTAGACCATTGATTCTTATCACAGACGGCGCTTGCCCGGAATAATTCTTTGCGCTCTGCATGAAATCGGTTGACGCCGGTTCCTTGCTGGTGGCAATGTTGGTCTTGCAACAGCGAGACCCGACGTGCAGCCCAAGCCCACCCCATGCAGGAAATGCGGATCGCCCGACGTCGTGGCGAAGCAGGCCTCGCGGTCGGACTATCGGTGCCGCCTCTGCACGAACGCCGATAGCGCGGCGTGGTACGCCGGCCGCCCAGCGGGCACCCAAAGGTCAGCTAAGTCGGTCGCGTGGCGACAAGAAACCGGCGCGGCGCGCTTCAAGCGCGATTGGGCCGATCCCATCAAGCGGGAGATACACCGGGTCCGCTCCTACACTCGTCGCCAAATTCGCCAAGGTCTCCTGATCCGGCACCCGTGCGAGGTGTGCGGCGCTGAGAATGTCCAGGCCCACCATGACGACTACGCCAAGCCGCTAGCGGTGCGGTGGCTCTGCGTTCCGCACCATAGGCGCGTGCACATGGAACTAAGGCGCGCTGGCTTGGCGCCCCTCCCGCCGTTGGTCGGACAGGCCATGCCGGCAACTCGCAATCCCAACATTCATCAGCAGCAGGAGGTCTAAGCACAATGGCCACCGCGATCCTTCCCCCCGACAAATCCCCTCCGGCCGCGGTGGCCGATGCTGACCTGATCGCCGCATTCCTCGCGAAGGGCGGCAAGGTCACCGCGGCCCAGGCCGCGGCCTACGGCGTCGATCCCAGCGCCGACCGCGAGCGCCGCGCCAACGAGCGCGCCGAGCGCATGGTCCAGTCCGCCGAGCGCTACGCCGAGAACGTCCGCGAGGCTTACCACGTCGGCGGCCGGAGCGCGGCCATCGAAGCCATGAACGGGCGGTCGTACTGATGGCCCGCTTCACCCAGCCCACCCAAGGCAACTGCGCCCGCATCGGCTCGCCGGTGAACAGCGTCCGCAACCTGCAGCGCAAGCTGAACCGTCAGGCCCGCGCCGCGAAGCTGGAACGGGAGCTTGAGGACTGATGACCGACGCTCTGCTCCCAGGCGAACGGATGATCCACGGTGTCCGGTGGATTTTCAACGCTGACCTCCGCAACGACTTCATCGCGCGCCGAGCGATCTGGCAAGCGTGGTGGCATCCCCCCGTCCTGGCCGATCTGTCCGACGACGAACTGCACAAGTTGGAAACCCATACCTTCCGGTTCGACTGCTGGGTTCAGAGGAAACGGATGGGCGGTTGGCCTGCTGAGGGTTTCAGGGTTGCGATCAATGGGGAGCGTGCACGGCGCGAGACTGTCGAGCGCGCCGAAGCCGCCCTGGCTGCGGCCGATCCCGCCAACGACGACGCCAGAGACACTGTCCGTCGCATGCTTCGGGCCTGCCCGGAGGTGGTGGCATGAGCGACCAATTGCCCGTCGGCGCGCTCTTCAAAGTCGTGGTCGAGGTCTGCCTTCCAGTCGCGGCCACCGAAGCAGAAGCGCTTGAGTGGCTGCGCTACAAGATGGGCGACAGCGGCTGCTCCAACGAAAACCCCTTGCTGGACCACGATTTTGAGCCGTGGGGAAACAACGGGTTCGACGCCGAATATACCGGATATGTCGGCCGCAAGGAAGTGTCCGACCGCGTTGAGACACCCACCGGCTGCACCTACCGAGTGCGGTTCATCCGTGAGCGCGCGTCATGAAGGCCCCCGGCAACGCCCTCACCGTCTCAGGTGGCGACTACCTGCTGCTCGGCGTCTGGCTGAAACCCGCCAAGATCGACGAACTGTCCAACGAGGCCACAGCCGCCATCGCCGACGCCGTCCGCGACGGGCGATGCGCCGAGAACGCGCTTGCTTGGCTGCGGGACCTCAATCGCGTCGTCCGTGAACGGTCGCTTTGGCGGCGTGCGGCTTGTGTCCAACAACCACGGGAGAGAGTTGCGTGAACGACGCGCACCGCCAGACCCTGTTCGAAACCCGCTTCCTCAGCGACGGCCCGCAGGAGTTTCCGCGCCCCTCGATCTGGCCGCGCGTGATCCATTTCGTCGCCAGCGCCACCGTCCTTATCGCGGCCGGCGCTGTCCTGATCGCATGGGCGACCCGATGACCTCCCCCGACACAATCTACCAGTCCAGCAAGGGGCCGCGGGTGATCCGATGAGCGAGCCCGACGAAACCCAAACCCTATTTTCAAAGGAGGGCGACATGCCCGCATCAACTGCCGTTGCCCACCGCGAGGAAGGCGGCTCAGCCGTCGTCGCCCAGCCCGAGATCGGCTCGGTCATGTCGATCATTGGTCGCATGGCCAGCGACCCCGCCATGGATATCGACAAGTTCGCTCGTCTGCTGGAGTTCCAGGAGCGCGAGGTAGCCCGCCAGGCCGAGCAGGCCTTCAACGCCGCCATGAGCGCCGCCCAGGCCGAAATGGAGCCCGTTCGGAAGGACGCCAAGTCGGACAAGGGCAAATACGCCAGTTACGACGCCTTGGACCAGGCCATCCGGCCGATCTACACCAAGCACGGCTTCGGGCTCAGCTTCGACACCGGCGATGCTCCGAAGGCCGACGATATCCGGCTGCTCTGCTACGTCACCCACGAAGCCGGCGGCTCGCGCACCTATCGCCTCGACATGCCCGCCGATGGCAAGGGCGCCAAGGGCGGCGACGTGATGACGCGCACCCACGCCACCGGGTCCGCCGCCACGTATGGCCAGCGCTACCTGCTCAAGATGGTGTTCAACATCGCAGTCAGCACCGACGACAACGGCAACGCCGCCGGCGCCCGCGCGGCGAGCGGCGCGTTCCAGACCGCCGTGGCGACGGTCAACGGCTTAGCGACGCTGGCCGACCTCAAGGCTTGGAAGGCCCAGCACGCCGCCGGCCTCGAAAAGCTGCTGTCCGCCAACGAGTGGACGGAACTGGTTCGCCTGGTCAACCGCCGCGTTCGGGCCATGAAGGAAGGGGCGTCAGCCTAATGGAACAGCGCACCGAAGAATGGTTCGCCGCTCGGCTCGGCCGCGTCACCGCCTCCCGCGTCGCCGACGTGATCGCCAAGACCAAGACCGGCTATGGCGCCAGCCGCGCCAACTACGCCGCGCAGCTCATCTGCGAGCGTCTGACGGGCGTTCAGGCCGAAACCTACACCAATGCCGCGATGCAATGGGGAACCGACCGCGAGCCCGAGGCCCTAGCTCTGTACGAGTTCGAAAGCGGCGAAGAGGTTTCCGCGATCGGCTTCGTTGACCATCCCCGCATCGCCATGTCGGGCGCATCGCCGGACGGCCTCTGCGGCGACGTCGGCTTGGTCGAGGTCAAGTGCCCGATCACCGCGACACACCTCGATACGCTGCTCGGCCAGACGGTCGCCGGCAAGTACGTCACCCAGATCCAGTGGCAATTGGCCTGCACCGGTCGCCAGTGGTGCGACTTCGTTTCGTTCGATCCGCGCTTGCCGGCTGACCTTCGCCTGTTCGTCAAGCGGGTCGAGCGAGATGACGCGCTGATCGAGGAGCTGGAAGTCGAGGTCATCGCCTTCCTGGTCGAGATCGACGCCAAACTGGCCGCGCTCTCCAACCTGTCCAAGAGAGCTGCGTGATGAGCGCCCCGCCTGTCCCTTGTGTTTGGCTGAACCACGAGGGCGTCTTCCGCCCGACCGGCAACTACGGCGCCCTGGCGGCCAAGCACTACGGCGACGGCGAGGTGGTGGCGCTGGTTCCGCATGAGGACCGATCGTTCTCGTCGCACCGGCATTTCTTCGCCGTGGTCCGCGAGGCCTGGCTGAACCTGGATGAGGCCGATACCGAACGTTTCGCCACGCCCGAGGCGCTGCGCAAATACGCCTTGGTACGGACGGGCTACCGAGACGAGCGGACGATCGCCTGCGCATCCAAGGCCGAGGCGTTGCGCGTGGCGGCTTTCGTTCGCCCGATGGACCCATACGCCGTCGTCACCGTCTCTGAGGCCGTGGTGCGCGTTTGGACGGCTCAGAGCCAGTCCACGAAGGCGATGGGCGCCAAGGATTTCCAGCGGTCCAAGGACGACGTGATGGGCTTCCTGGCTCAGATGATCGGCGTCGATCCGGCGAGCCTGACGAAAGCCGCGGCATGAGGACCCTAGCCGAACGCCAACTCGCCAGCGCCTACCGTGCCCTGACAAAGGCGGAGAAGGTATGAGCCGGGTAGTTGCCAAATCCGGTGAGCCTGTCGGTCCTGCCGTGCGGGGCTACATCTCCGATAAGCTGAAGCTTCAGGTCCTGGTCGCCAATGGTGGCCGGTGCTGCAATCCAAAATGCGGCAAGAAGCTCGTCAGGGGCGACACTCAATTCGACCACGTCCTTTCCGTCTTTCTCGGCGGGCTGACCGAGGTCGGGAACCTCGAATGCCTCTGCGTCGCGTGCCATGCCGCGAAGACCAAAACCGACGCCGGCAAGCACGCCAAGGTGAAGCGGTTACAGGCGAATAATCTACCGCCTTCGGACGATATTGTCGAGACGAAACCGCGCCGAAATGCTATACAAAACAGCGGTTTCGACCGCTCAAAGACCCGCCGGTTTGACGGCAAGGTCGTGGCCCGGGAGGCTCGCCCGTGACCCCCAAGATGGAGCTGACGGACGAAATGCGGGCGCTGCTGGAGACGTGTTCGACGTGTCGCTTCTGGCGCAAATCGGGACGTCAGTACGCGAAGATGGAGTGTCGGGCGCGGTCGCCGATCATGGTTGAGCACAAAAGCTCGTGCGCGAGTTGGCTCGGCCCCGGCTGGCCTGACGCCAGCGCCGATCAATGGTGCGGCGAATATCAGCGAGCCGGTCGGGCAGCTTTGGGAGAGGGGGAATGAGCGCGACCGTCAGCCGAGTTCAGAAGCGCACCGACCGCGAATGGATGCTCCATTACGAGCGCGCCCTTAAGCGCATTGAGGCGTCCATGTTCGCCGAGCCCGCCAAAATCGCACGCGAGGCTTTGGAAACACTACCCCGCCGCTGTGCCCGAAAGGACCCCTCATGACCCCCACCGACGAGAAACTAATCGCATTGGCCCGTGCGGCCGCGACACACCCCGACTTCATGCCCGGCACTCCAGGCAGCGTTGCGGACCTATTCGACCGCCTCGCCTCCCGCCTTGAGCAAGCCCTGTCCACCGGGCCGGCTCATGACGCAGGGCTGAAAGTGGAGGGCTGGCGCCTGGTCCCCGAGGAGCCGACCGAGGAAATGATCGAAGCTGGCCGTGAGCGAGCGATAGAATATCTTGCCAGCTGCGAGAAAGCGCCAGACGGACGCCACATCATTACGCCGGCCGAGTTCGTGTACGCCGCCATGCTTGCTGCCGCACCCGCACCTCCCCTCGCCACCCAATCCGCCCAGCTAGCTAGAATGGCGGTTCCAGAGATCACGCGCGAGCATGCGGCTCGCCGGATCGCTGCCCATATCGCCCCGGTCCACGCGCCGTTCCTTGCGCGGTTGGAGCCATCTGAGATTGGAACGCTTCAGCTTGAAACCTACAGCGTGGCGCGGGCCGAGATCGACATGCTGTTCGGCGACGAAGATCGCGCTGCCGCTCGGGCGATATCGGAGATGGAAAAGTGAAGGAAGATTCAGAGGGCCGCACGTTGGAAACCCAGCCGCCGAGTGTGGACGCAAGCGCGCCACCAAAGAGCGAGCCCACCATGGAGGCGCTGAGCGTGGCGTCGGCCATCTGGCGGGCGCACGCTGCGTTGGAGCTTGGCGGAGAGGTCTTTGCCGACCCGCCCGCCGAAGTATTGCCCACCTATCTGGCGCTTGCCCACGCAGCAGTCTCGGCGATGCGCGAGCCCTCTTTCAATATGTGGGACAGCGCCGAAAACGTCTCGATGGTGGCCGAGATGAATATGGAGCGTCTAGAGCGGGCGCACCCACTTTGCGACGACGCCTTCAGCTTTCCGACTCTGCGGATTTGGCAGGCCGTCATGTGCTGGCGAGCTATGATCAGCGCGGTCCTAGGAGAGCCTTGGGACGCACCCCTTGTGCCCTTTTTTGATGAACAGCGCGTCGCGGCGCGAGCCTCAGAGCCACCGGCGCCGGACCCATTCGGCGAGGTAGATTTCTAATGGATATCATCCTTTCTGATCGCCAAGCACTCATCGCCGAGGCGCGGGCGTGGGCGCGGAAAAGCCCGTGGGAGGTAGAGGTCCCAGCCTTCCGCCTGAACGGACTTCTGTCGCGCCTCGCCGATGCTCTAGAGGCCGTCGATGACGGCGCGCTTGCGTCCGCACACAGCGCCGATGACACGCAACGGAGGCCCTCATGACCACCTCCCCCGCCGGCCTACGGGTGCTGCTGGAGAAAGCCAGCTTCACGCGCCTTCAGGCTGACTACCTCGCGCCCAACAGCGATGGCTACCCGGACGGCTGGCGCATTCACGACTTCCCCGATGAGCCGGCTCATGTCGCGTATGAGATTTGCAACGGCATGGAAGAAGACGAGGCCAAGCTGTTCGTCGCCCTCGTCAACAACGCAGAACAGCTTATCGGTGCAGCGGAGAGGGCTGAGAGGTACGAGGCGGCGCTTCGGAAGATCATCAACGACGATCAACCGTTGGGACATCCTGAGATCGGTCCGCTCTACAGCGTCGGAATCGCGGCGGGTCACGGATGGGCCGCAGACATAGCCCGCCAAGCCCTAGGAGCCCAAGATGCCGGATGAAGTCAGGGGTGACCTCGTGCTCAACAACAGCTGCCACGCCGACCGGGATGGCGACTGCGAATGGGTCGATTGTCCGCAGCTTCGCGACAAAGAGCCCGGTGCATCGGGCCGACACTGCCCGCTCTACGACGAAGCCGTGTGCCCGCACTGTTATCACCCGCCGGAGGACTGCGCATGTTGACCCCCTCCCCTCCAAAAACGGACCCGACCAATGCCGGATAACGCCCAAATGACGGTCGCCCAGGCCGAGGATGCCGTAGCCGCGCTGACGGGCGATGCGGCGAAGGTGGCGCGCCTGCTTGCCGCCTGCCTCAATGCCGAGGCCGCTTTCCACATGCTCGGCTGCAAATCGCCGAAGCGTCGCACCGGCTTCCTTCCGGTCGGTGTGCGGACGCTGGTCGAGATTGAGGACCTGTTGAAGTCCATGCCCACCGAGGCCGCGCTGGTGCGCACGTCCATGGCCTTCGCTTGTGAGTTCTGCGGCATGCCCGCCGAGACGGGAAACGACGACATCTGGATTTGCGAGGGCTGCATAGAGCGCAGCGAGGCCTCCAGTGCCGGATAACATCGCATTTGAGAAGTTGGCCAGGCTGTCCGACGAAGAGCATGTGGCCAGGATCAAGGATGCCCGCCGCGTGCTGAACGCCACCATCAAAGCCGCGAAGGCTGACGGCCTGAACGTGAGCCTCGACACCGGCAGCAGCGACGGCAACGAACCCGATATCGTCTCGGTCTTCATTTCGAGGCACTACCGATGAACACCCTCCAGCCGTCCTTGCGACTCCTCGTCGAGGGTGGCGACAAGTCGTGACCAGGGTCGCCGAACATGCAGAGGCGGGCGGGCTGACCAAACCAATCCGCGTTCAGCGGAAACGCACCGCTGGCTGGGTCATGCCTGAGAACACAACCTATGTCGGCCGTCCGACCAAGTGGGGCAACCCGTTCGACTTCCGGCGATCCGAGCATTGCTGGTCGGCGCTCGCCTACGGCTGCAAGGGCGATCCGGCCGGCCGGCGAGAGGCCAGCGTCCGCGCCTATCGCGCCTGGCTGACCGAGGGCTACGTCAGCGTCGAGAACGGGCTCTACATGGAGCGCGGCGGAAAGAGCGAGCCCATAGCGTTGTCGCCCGATATCAATCCTGGCCGGCCGCCGACGTTGGCGGAAGTTCGCGCGGAGCTTCGCGGCAAGAACCTCGCGTGCTGGTGCGGCGAGGGACCCTGCCACGCAGAAGTTTTGCTCGAACTGGCAAACGCCGATGGCTGAGCGCCCATTCCCTACCGCCAAATGGTTCGGCAATCTCGGCTACTGCGCGATCTGCGGCAAGCCAGCGACGGGCGTCCTGCGCGATACCTACAACGCCGATCTGGCCCGCGCCTGCAACAAGTGCGGCGAGCGTGTCGTCCGCGCGAACATGGGCAACGACGCCGGAGGCACGACGCCTCGGAGGATGAGGGGCCAGCCATGAGCAAGGTCGGTCGCGCCAGACTGGTCGAAGCGGTCCACGCCTTAGAATCCTGTGGACATCCTGTGCGCGGGTTGCTGCTTTCGCCGGACGGCTCGATCACCCTATTGACTGAGGTCCCCGCCGACGCGCTTCCGTCGAATGACGCAGGAAGCAGCTGGGTGGACCTTGCCGGCGAGACGGACCCTCCTCGTGCCAAAAGGGCTTAAACCTGTCCGCCGCAAGCTGGCTGACGGGCGCGTCCGCGTCTACTGGTATCACCGCGGCACCGGCCGGGCTCTCCAGCACGATCCAGAGACCGCAGAGGGCCTTCTAGAGGTCGCCGCGCTGGATAGACGCCTCACGGCCCTGGAAGCCGCCAGGAACGCTCTGACGGGCTCGTACGCCGAGCTATGGGCCAAGTATATCCAGAGTCCAGAGTGGCGGAACCTGAAGCCCAGGACGCGCTCAGACTATCAGGCGGTGCGCGATTGGCTGGGCGACGCCGCCACGAAGAAGAACCTGGGCACGATGCGGCCCGCAGACGTGTTCGCGCTGAGGGACAAAGCCGACGCCGCCAAAGGTCGTCGCTTCGCCAACTATGTCGTGCAGGTCCTTCGCCTCACCATGGCCTGGGGCAAGAAACGCGACCACTGTCGGGACAATCCCGCGCTCGACGTGGATCTGATCCGCAAGCCCACCAGCCAAGCCGACGCCAACCGCGCGTGGGCCGTCGCCGAGGCCGACATCTTCGCCGCCGGCGCGCCGCGTCAGCTGCTGGTGCCCTTCGCGTTGGGCCTCTTCGCGGGCATGCGCCAGGGCGACGCACTGATCGCGACCTGGCGCGCCTACGACGGAGCCGTGGTGCGCTGGATAGCGGGCAAAAACGGCGAGGCCTGCATGGCGCCCGTCACCGGCCAGTTCAAACTGATCCTTGATGCGGCAATGGCTGTTCGGGGCGACGCTGTCCAGATCGCGACCACGGCCTACGGTACGCCATGGACCGCGTCCGGGTTTCGGGCCTCGTTCTTCAAGCGTATCGGCGTCCTGAAAGCGGAAAAGAAACTCGGCGACGGCCTGACCTTCCATGGCCTCAGGCACTCTGTCGCATCATGGGCGCGTGACGCCGGCGAGAGCGAGTCCAGGGTGGCCGCGGCGATCGGCGACCGCAGCACGGCAATGGCCGCCGTCTATGGTCGGGAATCGGATCGGGCCGGTGCCCAGCTGACGGTTCTTGAGGGCATCCAGAAACGCTTTGCGAACGCCGATTGGAAAACGGATTGGAAAACGCTTCCAAGGCCCAAACGCTAAGGCCTTGAAAGTAGTGGTGCCTGGGGGCGGATTCGAACCACCGACACGCGGATTTTCAGTCGCCGGCTTGGCCTTATAGATTCAACGGCTGCGCCTTGTCACGATTGGAAAACAGGCCACGTAGGGTAAGGGTTTGCGACTTCCGTGGAAATCGCCATGCCCCGCTCTCCCCTCGCCCAATACAACCCCTACGATAGCCGAGACGCTGACTGGCAGTTCGGGGACATGGTCGCCCGCGGCAACGGTGTCCGGGTCGTATGCTGGAGCGAGACAGGCTGCGAGCATGAGGCCACGATCAGCGGCGACAAGCTCCTGGCGTTTGGACCGGAGCGCACGATCGCCGACATCTTCGACAGGCTCGTTTGCTCGGCGTGTCGGTCGAGGCGGGTTCATGCCTATGTGGTTGGGGTTGGCATCAGGCAATGGTCGTCGGACTAGGTTGCTGCCGGCCAGGGCAGTCCGCCAGGATTCCTGGTTACGCAGGGGAAGGGCTCTTTGCAATTTATGCAAAGAACTACGTCGGTAGCCGAGGCGCGAGCCGACCGCCTACGGCGACCCCTTTTCTCGCGCCTCGGAACGTACCGGTACGCCAGCCGGCCCAAGTCGGTCAAACCGTCTTGCGCGATGGCCGGGGCCAACACGGGCGCGAACGCCAAACCAGCACGAAAACCTTAGCATTTCCGGGCGATTCCGCATAGAATAATCGGCATGAAAAGCCTGATCGCCAGTGCCATCATTTGGATCGCCGCGCTCTGGTTCGGCCCGATGTTCAGCCCGCAGTGGGGCGTGGCTGCGGCGTTCGGGAGCATAGCTTATCTCGTCGGCGCGTTTGTCGAGTTCACGTCGCCGACCAAACGGCTCACCGGACCTGACCGCCCATGACCGGATACATTGAGAAGCTGGCGAGAGCTTGGTCCGACCACTACGATCTCACGTATGATCTAGCGGAGGTCGGCTGTTGGGACCGGTTGAGCGCGGGGGAGCGAGCCTCGCTGTGCACGGGTGTCCGCGCCATCCTCACCGCCGCGCGCAAAGCAACCCCGGCCATGGACGTCGCCGGCCTCAACGCAGAGCGGCGCACGCCGACCGGTATCTTCGTCGCTATGATCGACGCCGCCCTAGCCGAAGAGCCAGCGGAACCCAAGGCCGCTTGACTCGCCATGCCTACCGAAGCTGATCGCCCCAGCGTCCTCTACCGTCCTACCCTGATGGCCGATGGGAACATGTGGTGCGCTCTCTACGGTGCTGATCTTCAAACCGGATGCTCGGGGTTTGGAGAGACACCGGCTGAGGCTATGGCTGCGTTTGATGAAGCGTGGGTCTCGCTGAAACCGCCGAGGCCGGAGGGTGACCGTGCCGAATAAGCCGTCGATCCCTGACAAGCCCGTCTCCGTCGAGTTCGACCCGGTTGAACTGGCGGCTCTGATCGTAGTGGCTCAACATGGGCTAAGGGCCGTCGAAGCGTTCGGGTTGGTGAAGAACACGGGGGCCATGGAAGTGGCGATCAGGAAGCTGCAGGCGGCTAGGCGTTAGCTCACCGCTTTCGCAGGCCGTCCTGGCGCGGGTGAGAAGCTTCGTTCCTCCAGCTTCCGCAGGGTGTGCTTGATCTCGTCCATCTCGCGGGTGACGAGGCGGTCCAACCCATCGACCTTGGTGGCGATGATGCCCACTTGGTTCAGGGCCTGGCTCATTTCCTTCAAGTCCCGCTCCTGGTCATCGACGCGACAGGCCAATGCCGTAACGCTCTCGATGGTGGCGAGGTTCGTCAATCGGCCTTCCACCGCTTCGATCCTCTGCCGATCAGCTCCCTGCACCCGTGCGGTGCGTATGAAGCTCGTCAGCAGGGCAACAGCCGCGATGATCACCGCCGCAATATTCAACCACTCTTGCGGCACTTTGATGGCCCCTCGGCTCTATGGGCGGACCCCGGCCGCGTCGGGCCGGGGCCGCTGGGGTGTCAGACCCCGGCTACGGTGATAGTGACAGTCCCTTCCTGGGGTGGAGAGCCCTGGTCGGCATAGCTGACGTCGATCGTCGCATTGCCGCCGGCAAAGGGGGCGACGCCGCCGATGACCGCAGTCGAGTTGCCGGTGTCATTGACGGTCAAGCCGTTCTGCGCGACGCCGGAGAAGCTGATCACGCCGACGCCGCCGGAGCCCTGGATCACGTCGTTCAGGTTGGAGCCGGCGGTGGCGACGAAGCTTTCCGGGGAGATAGCGATCTCGGCGCCGGTGGTGTTGCCGGTCGCGTTGCCGGCCAGCGCCGCGGTGTTCTGGTTGATGGTCGCCACCTGGGCCTCGATGGCCTTCGCGGCAGCTTCTACCGCAACGGCGTCGCCGGGGTTGGCGGTGATCTGGGCGGTGAGGTTGCCGATCTCTTGCGTGGCCGCATTGGTCGCCGCGGTGCTGGCCGCGACGGCGGTCGCCAGATCAGTTTCGGCTTGAGTCAGGTCGTTTACGGAGTCGTCCATGTTGTTGAGCCTTTGAAGAATGTCGGCCAGGAGGGTTTCGACGGTTGAGCGTGGCCGTGCGCTCCACCAGGGGGGCGGTGTCGTTGGCGGCGTCAGGGGCCACCACTTCATCAGGACGCGGCGATCTGGCTGGCCAGTTCGGCGTTCTCTGCTTGCAGCTGGGCCTGCAGCGCGCGGATCTTGGTCAGATCCCCGCCGGCGATGATGGCGGCATCACCGGAGGCGTTGGTGATCAGCAAGTCCAGGGTCTCGGCGACCTGGCCGACCATGCCGCCGATGGCTCCGGCTTCGGGGCCGCCGATGGTGGCGAGCGGGGCGGCCTTGGCGACGAGGGCCAGGGCCTGTTCGGCGAAGGATTCGAGAGCGGGCAGGTCCATGGTGCGGTTCCTATTGAGTGCCGAGGGCGACTTTGGCCTGGCTGATCAGCGCCATCGCCGCGCCGGCCTGGGCCGTGACGGTCGTGGCGTCGCCAAGGGCTTCGGCCTTGTCGGCGGCGACGAGATACGGATAGGCCTTGGTCAGGAGCAGCTTGACCGTCGCCTTCTGGTCGGACGGCATCGAGCCTTCCTCGGCGAGGTAGGCCTGAGCGGCGACGTTGTAGGCGGCGTCCAGCGAGGTATCGCCCTGCGCCACCACGACCGTCCCGGTGGGCGGGATGATGGAGGCGCAAGCGGTGAGCGCGCCAGCGGCCAGCAGGGCGACGAGCTTCATGGTGTTCCTCATGGGTATTGAGCCCAGGGCAGCTGGAAATGGCCCCAGTCCTTGAAGGTGACCCAGTTGCCGCCCCACTCGACGGGGAGGTCGAGTTCGTTGGCGGCGGCCATGATCTGATGGGCGATCTGGCCATAGATGCCGCCCTCGGCATTGGAGACGGTCCAATCGATCTCGCCGTCGGTCAGGGCCGCGACATCGGCCGCGCACGCCTTGCCGTCATAGTTGGCGTCGGCGAGGTGGCGGCTGTGCATGGTGGCGCTGTGGCCGGTGGCGACCGCCTGCTCCTCGGCGGCTTCGGTGCGCAGCCCGTAGACCACCTGAAACGGCTGTGGCGTCTGCGCGGCGGCCTCGATGATCTTCACCAGGTCCGGGTGGACCATGGCCAGCAGATTATGCGGGTCGAGGCTCACCGGACCACGCCGATAGCGTTCGGGGCCGCCGCGGCGAGGGTCGCCTTCTGCTGGGCTGCGGCGCGAGTGTGGAGCTGTCCCCACACGAACGCCACGATGACCGACAGAGGGCCGACAATGGCCAGGAGCGAGGAAAACTCGCCGGCCAGCTTGGAATAGCCGAGGGCCGAGGCGATGCTGCCGAGGACCAGCACAAGCTGCCGGAGGCCGGCCGCGATCTGGTCGGGCGCTGGACTCGCATTGGCGATGATGGGCGTGACCGTTGGGTCGCTCATTAGGCACCTCTCCACTTGCGAGTATAGGGGTGCGGCTGAGCGTCCAAGGGAAAGGCTTGGCCTAGTTCGGGGCTTGGTTTTGCGGCTTCATCTGGTTGCCGACCGCCTGCCCGGCGTAGGCCCCAGCAGCAGGGCGCGTGCCGGCGACGGCCTGGGCCAGGAGGGCGCGACGTTGGGCGGCTGACAGGCCCGCGGCGAACTCGGGGAAGGCCGCCTTGTTCGGGTTGAACAGGATGCCGGCGGCGGCGTTGGTGGTGTGCTCGTTCATGCCCTGGCCGTTGCCGAGCTTCATCAGCGCGCCGACGATCTTGCCGATGCTGCCAGGCTCGCCATGCAGCGCGCCGATGGCATTGCCGACATGCTCCATCGGGTCGATCCCGGCGTCGGCCGCTTGAACTTGGTTGCGGGCCGTCTGCGAGTTTCCGAGCACTCTGGCGCGCGTGCCGAACATGGTGTTCTCGCCCTGCAGCATGTTCGCATAGTCCCCGTACGACTGCTGGTCGGGAAAGAGTTGCTGGAGCTTGGCGAGGCTGCTTGGGGTGTTCGCCCCGGCGCGGGCCGCGGCGTTGTAGGTGTCTGGAACGGAACCCAACCGATCGCGGACCGCCTGAAGAGCGCCGAGCCGGAACATCTGTTGGTCGCCGGGTGCCAGGGCGGCGATCTGGCTACCGATGGCCGGGGCGTCCTCGCTCATGTAGGCGCGCCCCGCCTGGAGCGCATCAAGCGACTTCGCCGGCCCACTGAAGGCTGCACGCGCCGTCGCATAGTCAGGGTTGAGCGAATCGAGTTTGGCGACGAAGTTCTGGGTGAAGCCGCTCGTGGCGCGCTGAGCGTTCGCCCCGATGCCCTGCACGGCCGCCTCGCGGTGGAGATCGTCCATGGACTGCTTCATCAGGTCGAGCGTGCGCCAGTCGAGCTGCTGCGGCATCTGCGGCGGAAGCGGCTGCAGTTTCGAGGTCCCGTCCGGCTGTGGTACGAACTCGGTCTGGCTGATCGCTTTGGCTCGGTCGTAGGCGGTGGCGAATTGGGGCGATGACGCAAAGTCCTGAAGCGTTTCGACAGGGACTGGCGGTGCTGCATAGGCTTTGGCGTATGCAGGGCCGGCGGCCGATTTCTGTTGCGCCACCAGGACCGCTTCTTGATCGGCGTATTGGGAGCCTGAACCCCCAAGAGCTTCTGCTAGCTTGTCGCCAATACGCTGACTGGCAGGTCGCACACTATATTGCCCATTCCCAAGGCTCCCCGATTGACGCAGATCTAGCGCGTCTCGTGCAATTTGCCCGCCCTGACCTGGAGCATCAGTTACTGACCGCGCAAAGTCTTGAAGAGGAACATTTGCGTCGGCTAGCATCCCAAACGGACCCAGCTTACCAACTCGGTCGAGGGCTTGCCCGGTGGTATCGCCGCCTCTTTGGATCGCCTGCAAAATCTTCGCGTAAGCGGCGTTGACCGCCGATGCTGGCGCGGCGACTGTTGGCGGCCGCCCCACGATCGGCGCTAGTTCTTGGCCGCCTCCCGCTGCGGCCGGCACGCCACTGGCGCCAATCTCCACGTTCCCCTTGATCGCGTCGGCCAGGCGCTGGCCGGTGTTCTTCCAGATCGCGCCGCCGATCTTCGCTGCGGGCGCGAGGGCCGCACCGCCGGCCGCACCGGCCGCGCCGCCAAGTTCCGCGCCGCTGATCCGCGATGGATCGGCAAAGCCCCCCTGCCCCCCGAGGTAGCCCATGCTGCCGCCGACCCCGCCGGCGTCGATGGCGTTGGCCAGCATCCTCGGAGCAAGGCCCGCTTCTGGCGCCAGCTTGGTCATCAGCCCGGAGACCGGCGAGAGGAACTTCGCCCCGGCGATGGTCCCCAGGATGCCGCCGCCGATATTCTGCGCCAGGGACAGGTCCGGGTGCGCCTGGTGCTCGGCCGAGTCCATGGCGTGCTGCATTAGCAGGCCCTTGGCGTAGCGGTCCTGCCAGTCGCCGCCGCTGATGTCATCGGCCCGGTTGTGGCCCGGGATCAGGTCCATCAGAGGCTCGATGGCCGGGGCCAAGGTGGCGTTCAGGGCCGCGTCGCCATAGTCGGCCGCCTGGCCGAGGATTGGCACGCCCTCAGCCATCTGGCGCGCGCCGGCGTTGCCGAATAGCTGATCAACCAGGCTGGGAGCCTTGAACGCCGAGGGCTGGTTCTGGGCGGGCTTGGCGCTCTGCTGGGGCACAAGGTCGTCGAATGCGCCGGCAGGGCCTAGCGTGGCTCCTCCCGGGGGCGCTGGGCCGATAGGAGCCGGCGGGGGCGGTGTTGGGTCGGGCGGCGCGATGTAGGCCGTGACCGCGCCGTTGGGGCTCGCCCCGCTCACCGCGCCCTGAGGAACGAGGTCGTCGAACGCGCCGGCCATCTAAAGCCCCGCCGGGTTGACGCCCATGGATTGCAGGCGTTGGGCCACCGCTGCGCGCGGCGCACCCCGCAGGATGGCCTGGCGGGCATCCTGGATGAGCTGCTGCGCATTGCCGGCCGGCGCGTGCTGCGGCTGTCCGTTCAACGCCTGGAACGACGGCATGGCCGGGAGCGGCGGGACGCTCTCGCCGGGAACGCCCTTGGCGTAGGCCGGCCCACCGGCGGCGGTGTCGCTCTGCATCCGTTGCTGGGCGGACTGCTGCTGGGCCTGGCCGTACTGCCACGCGACGCCGGCGAGTTGCTTCAGGCTCTCCGGGGTGATGAAGCCCTTGCCGAAAGCATTGTCCGCACCGCCGAACAGCGCATCGGGCAAGCCAAGGTGATTGATCATGTGCTCGTTGGTCGTGGTGCGCGGGTTGGCTCCGGGCATCATGGCCTGAAGCACGCTGTTGACGCCGGCCTCGTCCAACACGCCGTTATTGCCAGCCGCCTGCTGCACCGCTCCGGCGAAGCCTTGGAGCGAGGTGCGCACGTCGTTGAACTTCGTGACGGCGGGATCTGAGAGGAAAGCTTGGCGAACCTTCTCGGGGTCGAAGACCGGGGCCTGGACAACGGTCGGAGCGCTCCCGGGCGTCTGGCTGGTGACCGTGCCGGCCGTGAAGTTGCCGCTGGTCTGCGGCTGCAGGCCCGGCAGCGGCTTATAGCCGCCGCTCGCCTGATCGAAGACCTGGCCGTTTTGCACGGCGTTGGGAACAGCACTGTCGGTGACCTGGCCGAACCGATCGACCTGGCTGCGCTCGCCGGGGGCGGTCGGGGCCATCTGCTGCACCTGAGTGCCGGGCATGGGGCGCGCCACGCCGTCCGGGCCCCACATCATGTCCTTGGGCGGCTCCATCGGCGTCATGGCGCGCTGCTGGATTTCCTGGGCCTTCTGCAGGCCGGCAATCCAAGCGGCTGAGCCACGGGGCTGCTGAGCGGCCCACTGGATGTACTGGCGCTCGCCGGGCGAGGCGAACGGGCCGGTCGGCGGGCCGCCCTGACCTTGCTGGGCGGGCTGCACGTTCGGGACCGCGCCGCCCACGGGAACACCCGCGCTGGGGCCTGGGGCCGGCGGCGGTGGTGGAAACGGGCCGCCCTGCGTCTGAGGCGTCGCTGCGGGAACGCCGAGGCTGTTCATCGGCGGGGGCGGTGTCGGGCCGTTCGAGGCCACCTGATAGGGCTGGGCCTGGGGAGCCTGCTGCTGGCCGCCGCCTACTTGCGCGGCGTAGGCCATCAGGTCGCGGTTGCGGTTGGCCCAGGCGTGGGCGTAGGGCCGGACGGCCGGGTTCTGGGCCAGGTCGTTCTGCATGTACTGGGTGCGCAAGGCCATGTACTTCGACGGGTCGCCGCCCGACTGCTGCAGGATGTTCTTCGCCCAAGACGGGTTCAGCGCGTAGGTGTCGGCGTGGATCGCGGCCAGGGCCGGCTGCATGTTGTTGGCGCCCGAGGCGTCGAAGTAGCGCTGCTCGAACAGGGGCTCGACCTGGGCCTGGGTCATGTTCGCGCTGACGTCGGGGTTGGCCTTCTCGTTCAGGCCGTAGACCGAGGGCGTGCCATTGGCGTCGGACTTGTTCAGCCGCCCTTCGTGGGGAACGAAGAAGTCGTTGAAGAACGCCGAGCCGGAGAGCCGCGGCGCGCCCGGAGCAGGAGCGCCCGTGATGGCCGCCGCCAGTTGCGGGCCGTTGCCTGCCGGGGCTGCTGCTGGGGGTGGGCCACCGGTGATCGCCGCGGCCAACTGCGGGCCGCTGGGAGGGCCGCCCGGAGCCGCTGCAGGCGCGGGCTGGCTCGGGGGCGCTGCCGTGACAGGCGCGCCCCCTGAGGCCCCACCTGCCGCCCCCTGGGCGTCCGGCGAGCCGAATGCGCCCTGCTGGGCGTTGGCCATCTGCGTGGATTGCCCCTGGCCGATATCGTTCATCAGGTCGGCGTTGTTCCGACCACGGCTGAACTGCAGGATGGCGTCGGCCAGCAGATTCGAGGCCAGAGCCCCTTTGGTCTGGATATTCGAGGCTGAGCCCTGCTGCAGCGAGCGGATCGCGTCGGCGAGGTATTGCGACTTCTGAACCTGCGGATAGGCGCCGGTCCCGCCATAGGCCAGGGCGGCGTTGGCGAGCAGGCCCTGCGGGGATGGGACTTGAGTGTCGGGCATGGGCTAGCCCCCCAAGCCGGCCATGGACGTCGGGCCGCCGCCCCCGAAGAGCGACTGCAGCCAGTTGCCGCCTTGTTGCTGTCGCGTCGCCGGGTCGAGCAGGCCGGGCGTGCTGGGTTGGCCCGTCGCTTGGGCGAGGGCCTGCTGCCCAAGCCCGATCAGGCCCGGGGAGACGCCTTGGCCGCCGCCGGCGTCCGACGCTGTCAGATCGGGGGGCTGGGTTCCGTCGCCGGGCATCCCGCCGCCGGCTTGCCCGCCCTGCTGGCCCCGTTGCATCAGGGCCTGGGCGAGCAGGCTTTCACCGACGCCGGCATAGGAGCCTTGCGGCTTCTGGCTCATCGACTGGATGGCCTGGGCGAGGTAGGCGCTGCGCGGGTCCTGCGTGTAGCCGAGGGGCTGCTGCGCCGGGATCATGGTCGGGTTGCCCATCAGAGCGCCAGCAGCGCGCCGAGGCCGCCCGCATTGCCGGCTCCGGTCAAGGCCGCTGAGCCGAGGCTGAACAGCCCGCTAAGCCCGGAATTGTACTGCGCCTGCTGGGCGGCGTACTGCGCCTGCTGCTGCTGCGCTTGCAGGCTGTAGGCCCCGAGGACATCGGTGG